ATGAAGCTGCTAGGGCGCTGGCGCTTCGTCGGCTTCGACACCGAAGCCGGACGGCAGTGGGTCGTGGCCTCCGAATACGACTACCGCGAGTCCGGCAACGGGGTGTGGGTCCACGACGCCGTCTCGGGCACCGACTACGAGATCGCTCGCGACCAGGTCTGGTCGATTCCCATGCTCATGCCGCACCCCATTCGTTCGGCTGAACCCGACGCTCCCACCAGGGCGCTCATCGGCACCCTGCATGAGCTCATCGACCTCTCCGGACACGTCCAGACCGCCGCCAAGTCCCGCCTCGCCGGTGCCGGTCTGCTGCTGGTCCCCAACTCGCTGAACACCGTCGCTCCAGGGCAGTCGACCGGGGTGAACCCTCCCGATGGCAACCCCCTCATGCATTCCCTCCTGCGCACCTCGCAGGCCTCCTTCAGGTCCCCATTGGATGTGTCGCGGCACCTGCCGGTCATCATCGAGGGCCACCAGGAAGCGCTCAATGCTGTCCGCCACCTCACCCTCGCCACGCCCTTCGATGAACGTGTCGATTCGCTCCGTACGTCCGCAGTTCGTCGTATTGCGATCGGTTTGGACATCCCTCCGGAGGTTTTGACCGGTATGGGCGATTTGAACCACTGGACGGCGTGGCAGGTGGAGTCCTCGGGTCAGCGGGTCAACATCGAGCCGACCTTGTCGTTCCTGTGCCGCGAGATGACCGTCAAGTTCCTGCGCCCGGCGCTGACGGCCATGGGGCTGCCCGATGCCGGGGACTACATGGTGTCCTTCGACGCCGCCGGGGCCCAGTCCGAAGCCAACCGTGGCGACCTCGCGCTGGCCGCTTACGAGCTGGGCATCATCTCTGACGAGGCCGCTCGCGCGGCACTGGGCTACGGACCCTCCGACGCTCCGGCGCCCGGCGAGGCGCCCATCGCCGTCCAAGAGCGCGAAGGCGGCGGCCTCGTTCCTTCCGGCATGGACCGGCTGTCCGATCGCCTGCGTGACCTCACCAACCGGGTCGGCCCTGCCTCTGGGGAGGACTCCCAGGTGGGGTTGTCGCAGATCGCCTCGGACGCGGGATGGAGCGCGTGCGCCGACATCGCCTCGCGGCGGGCACTGCGCCGGTGCGGGCAGTACCTCCTGGGCTCTTCACGTGCACTGCGCGGCAAGTACAAGGAGCTCCCGTTGGACGAGATCCACACGCAGATCTCGGCCGAGCCCGACGTCGTGGCCTCGGCGCTGCGCGAGGGCTTCGCGGAGCTGGCTGAGGCCGCACCGCATCTAGTCGACCCAGTATCCAGTTATGTCCGGTTTAGGATAGAAACAGGTACTAAGCACGATAAGCGTGAAATGTGCAAGTATCTGATGAGGACGACTTCAGGGAGTAGCGATGCCGGTCACCGTTAACACCGACCTGCCGCTCCACCCGGAGCGCGACACCAGCTGGGACGGCGACGCCGCCCGTGCGGCCATGGCCCAGGCCTGCGCCGCCGAGGACGGAGTCAATGCCGACTGCATGGGTCGCGGCTTCGTGTGGAGGGACGGCGACGCCGATCCCGCCACCATCGGCGCCTACGCCCTCCCTGTCGCCAACGTCTTCGGCGGCGATCTGCACCTGGTGCTGTCCGGCGCGCAGGCGGCGGCCAACGCCGTCTCGCCTGAACGCGAGGCCGGAGGCCCCCGCGCCATGGGCGGTACCGAAGCCGAGCTGGGCCAGATGCGCACGGCGATCGCCGCCATCCTGCGTCGCTTCGCGACCGAGTTCGACGACGAGGGCCTCAGGGCTCCGTGGGACCGACCCGAATCCGAGGCCGAGACCGCCGCAGCCGGACCAGGCTGCGGCTGCAACTGCGGTGGGGCCTCTGCCGAGCCGCCCATCAACAAGCCTGAGCCGCCCAAGGAGGCCGCCATGCCCGTACCAACCACCACTGCGCCGCGCAGCCGGGTGCTGCGCGCCTCGGCCACCGGCGGCGAATGGCGCCCACCGGCCGACCACTTCGCCAACCCACGGCTGTCCGAGCCCACCAAGCTCACCGTCACCGCTGACGGCCGCGTCTACGGGCACCTGGCGACCTGGGACCAGCCGCACATCGGCTACGACGGCAAACTCGTCTACCCGCCCAAGTCCTCCGACGGCACCTACGGGTACTTCCGGCAGTCGAAAGTCATGACTGCATCGGGCGATCTGGTACCGGTCGGCATTGTCACGATGAACACGGGCCACGCCGCCGAGAACCTCTCGGCCGACGCCGCCGCTGCGCACTACGACAACACCGGCACCATGGTCGCCGCCGTCAACGTCGGTGAGGACGCGATCGGCATCTGGGTCGCCGGTTCGATGCTGCCGGACGTGTCGCCGGAGCTGAGAACCCGGTTTTCGCTGGCGCGTGTCTCGGGAGACTGGCGCCAGCCCCGGCCCGGCGCCGGACTCGAACTGATCGCCGCCCTGTCGGTGCCCAACCCCGGGTTCCCCGTGCAGCAGCCGCGTGCACTGCTGGAAGCGGACCGGATGGCGCTGGCCGCCGCCGGATACCCGCAGTACCCCGGTTTCCAGCCCAACCGGAACATGCCGCCCTACGGTGTGGTCACCGTCGACGACGGCGAGATCCGCACCTTCATCACCGCCGGAGCGACTGTTGTAGACGAGGCGCAGGACGCCGCCATGGCGAAGGCGGTGCGTGAGGCGATGACCGCCGAGCTCATGGAGCCGATGAAGGCCATGATCGGCGAGGCCGTGGGCATCGCCGTCCGCGAAGCGCTCACTGCCCAGCAATCGGCCGCCGTCGACGGCGTGGAGACCACCCCCGTGACCGAGGGCGAACCTGCCGCCACCGGCGAAGCCGATGCGGCGCCGGTTCCGGCCGACATCACCGCCGAGACTCCTGCTGACACCGAGACTGCGACTGAGGGCGCCACTGATGCGGGCGCGGGCGCTGCGCTTCCTGCCGAGGCAGCGTCACCTGCCGCCGCAGCGCCCGCGCCCGTCCCCCAAGGACAGGTCGCGGCCTCCGCTCTGGCGCAGCGCCTCATGCAGCACCGATCGAAGGACGCGCGCAAGCGCTTGCTTGTAGCGGCGGCCCGGTCAAAAAAAGCCTGACCGCCGCACCTTCACCGCTCGCCGTGGGATGGGTCGACCTCCCCGGCGAGCGGAACTGGGTGGACAGGTCCGGCGGTACGCAAAGCGATTTGAAGGATGTGGCGCTGCACCTGATGGCGAAGGGGTTCTCACAGTCCCACGCGATCGCGGTCGCCACGAACGTCATCCGGCGCTGGTGCCGAGGCGGATCGGGCGGCGACCCCACCGACAACTTGAACTGGCCCGGCAGGCAGCAGGCCACGATCAAAACCAGGGTCAAAGGGTGCAAAGCCGTCCTGGAATACAACGCGAAGCGTGCGCTGGCGAAGCTGCGCAGTGCCGCTGATTAGGCAGGAAAGAGACACAAATGGCATGCGGATGCGCGAACAAGGGTGCCGGTGGCGGCACGGCGTGGGCGTCGAACCGGACCCGCTGGATGGTCACCATGCCCTCGGGCGCGAAGGTCACTTACGGCAACCAGGCCGATGCCGTTCGGCACGCGCAGTTCCACGGCGGCACGGTAGAAGAGATTCGCCCAGGTATGAAGCCAAAGTAGCCACAACTCCCTTTTGACCGCTAAATGGTAAGTCTTGCATTAAGTGTGGTAATGTCCGTTTTATCCAGTATCTGGGGCGTGGGTGACCAGCTACTGAACGTCACCGCTGGCGTGAGGGCCGGGGACGCGACCGGACGTGCCCACACCAAATCCGGAGCTACCACATGACGCTCGACGAAATCATCGAGGCGCTCGGCGGTCTGGGGGAGGAAGAGCGGCTTGCGCGTATTGAGTCGCTCATCGGCGAGGTGTCTGAGGACGACCTGGCCGCTCTTCGCGATGCCGCGATCGAAGCAGCCCAGGCCTACATCGAGGAAGTCCCGACCGAGGAATCCGCCATCGCACGTGCGGAGGCGCTGACCGTCATCCTCGACGCGATCGACCGGCGCACCAGCGACACCGAGCCCACCACCGAAGAGACGGCCGAGGTCGAAGCCGAAGCCGAGGCCGCCGCCGCTTCTGCCGACGTCGCAGCGACCGAGCGGGATCTTGTCGCCGCCGACGGTGCTCTGGCCGACCAGAATGCGAGTACCCACATGCCGATCCCGCTTCAGAGCGCGGCTGCTGCCGCGCCAGCGCCGACCGCCGCCGACTCGGGACGCAGTGACCGCGTCACGCACACCGTGCTCGCTGCTGGCGATCTGCCGAACTACAGGGCCGGTCAGGAGCTGACCGACTCCAAGGCCATCGCCGCCGCCGTGCACACCGGTATGAGCCTGGTGTCGCGGTCGCAGGCTCCCGGTGTCCGCCAGGCGCTGGCTTCCATCAAGCGCAAGGCACCGGACAACCTGTTCTACACCAATGACGCTGACTGGGTGAAAGTCGATGCCGCTACTGACCAGCGGAATCTTCCTGGGCAGTCCATTACCGCAGCAGGTGGGTGGTGTGCACCTTCTGAGGTGATGTACGACCCTTGTCCTATTCCGGTGTCGCGTGACGGCATGATCGACCTGCCGACGATCACCTCGAACCGGGGCGGCATCAAGTACTCGCAGCGTCCCGATTTCACCGCTTTCTGGTCGCTCGTCGGTTTCGAGC